CTGCCTCGCGGCGGCCGGCCGGGACGCAGCAACGCCCGTCGTGCGCGGCACTTGGCGCGACGGCGAGGCCTATGCGGCGCTCGATATCGTGGCGCTCAACGGCGGATCGTTCATTGCCCGCCACGATGCGCCGGGACCGTGCCCGGGCGACGGCTGGCAGCTCATCGCCTCGGCCGGCAAGCCGGGCAAACCGGGACCGAAAGGCGACCACGGCGCTCCCGGCGCGCGCGGCGAGCGTGGTCCGGCAGGCGAGCCAGCGCCGGTCATCCTCGGCTGGCGAATCGACCGCGAGGCCTACATCGCGCAGCCGATCATGTCCGACGGCGCCGAGGCGCCGCCGATCGAGCTGCGGGCCCTCTTCGAGCAATTCCACGAGGCGCGCTGATGGCCGACATCTGGGTCAAGGTGCTGACGCCGGCCGACAGCTACGCGCTGCTCACCATGGCCGAACTCAAGAGCATCCTCGGCCTGTCGCCGACCGACACCACCGAAGACGCGCAATTGGCAATGTGGATCGAGCAATACAGCGACGTCGTCGCGACGCTCTGCAATCGCGTGTTCGCCTACGAGCAGGTCGAGGAAACATGGCGCGGCGACTCGATGCCGTTCGACAGCCCGCGGCTGTTCCTCACGCACTACCCGGTCGTCGACGCCGATGTCGTATCGGTCGAGTCGCCGCGCGGCAGCATCGTCGATCCGACGCTCTACGAGGTCGACAACAAGTCCGGCAAAATGCGGATGGACAACGCTTGGGCCGAGCCGGTGACGGTGACCTATAGCGGCGGCTACAAGCTGCCCGACGAGGCGCCGCCCGCCCTCAAGGCGGCGACCGGCCTTCTGATTCAGGCGGCACGCATTCAAATGCGCTTGAACCTCACGAGCGGCATCAGATCGATATCGCACCGAGAGTCGAGGGTGATGTTTTTCGATGTCCAGCAAATGACCGGCTCGAAAGGCTCGGGCCCGCTCGCGGCCGCGGCCGATACCGTCAATTCGCTGCTCTACAGCTACATGCGCATCGAGGTTTAGACGATGGCCGTCAATTTCGACGTGCTCTTGCAGCCGGCGATATTCGAGATGTGGGGAGTGCCGGCGACCTTCACGCCGCTCAAGTCGCAGGCCGGCCAGCCGGCGTTCCCGGGGCGCGGCATTTACGGCACCTACATTCTCGACGTGGCGGGCGACGACGGCTCGATCTATTCCGACCAGCGGACGATCTTCGATATCCGCGAAAGCGAGTTCGCCACGCTCCCGGCGCAGGGCGATCATGTGACCATTCCGTTCGACTGCAACGGCATCCCGCTGGGCGAGTACGTCATCATCGACGCGTCGACCGACGGCGGCGGCCAGACCATGCTCACGATCCGCAAATACGAGACGTTCGAACGCTGATGGGCATCACCGCGACGCAGAGTTATTCGCTGGTGATCCGGGATGTGTTTTACGATGCAGTTTCGGCCGACCCGTTCTTTGCCGATTACGCTTGCCGCAAAACCCGGGCGCTGCGCGTGCAGCCCGACCTGCTGCCCTATCTCGGCGTCTACATTATCGACGAGATCATGTTGCCGGACGGCGATGCCAACACTGGCATGATCCGTTTCAGTCATACGCTGCGCGTCGGCTTCTCGGTCTTCATCGCCAATAACGACGACGCCGCGGCCGAGCTGCAGCTAGACGCCGCGTTCTGGCGGATCATGGGCCGGCTTTGGCCCGATCCGAAAATCATGAGCATGTTGGTCACGGCGAGCCCGGACAACACGCTGATCGAAGGCATCGCCAGGGGCGTGCGCCGGCACGAGTTCGGCGCCGGCATGCTCACCAACGAGACGCCGCTCGCCGAGCTGCAATATGACGTCTCGGTTCTCTATCGCACCGGCTGGGCGCCGCCCGTCATCGACGACCTCAACACCATCGACGTCATCACCGGGATCAAGCCCGGCGATACGCAGACCGAGATGGATCAGCGGCAGCAGATCCACGTCCGGTATCAATTCGACCAGCTTCGCAAAGCAATAAAGGAGCAGCAGCCATGAAGGTATTCAGCAAGGTCGCGTTGCGGGGCATGCGCCAGGGCGAACGCGCGCAAGCTCTCGCAGACTCCGCGCCGGCCGGCATCAGTGTCGTGCCCGACGAAAGATATCGCGGCGTCCTCAAGCATCCGCACGCCGGGGGCTTTGGCGCCAGCGGCGGCAAGGTATGGCCCGACGACCGCTTTACGCGACGCCGGATCGCCGACGGCTCGGTCACACTCGACGAGCGCGAGGCGAAGGCGCCTGACGCCGCTTGAAATCTCTCAACAACGAAGGAGCAACGGCAATGCCCATAAGCTTTGCGAATATCCCGGCCAATATCAAAGTCCCGCTTTACTGGGTCGAGGTGGACCCATCGATGGCCGGCATTCCGACCATCAATCTGCGCGCGCTCCTGGTTGGCGTGAAGTCCGCCGCGGGGGAGGCGGCCGACGACATCGCGATCCCGATCGGAAGCCAAGCGCAGGCCGATCGCGCGTTCGGCGAGGGCAGCGAATTGTCGCGAATGTTTCGTTCCTTCTTCGCCAACAATTTTGCCAACGAGGTTTGGGGACTGCCGGCGAAGGAAACCACCGGCGCCGCTGTCGCCACCGGCACGATCACCGTCACCGCGGCGCCGACCCAGGCCGGCACGCTGCATCTCTACATCGCGGGCGATCACGTTCCGGTCAACGTCGCGACGACGGACCTGATCGCGGATATCGCGACTAACATCAAAGATGCAATCGACAGCAATCCGGCCCTCCCGGTGACGGCGACCGCCGCCCTCGGCGTCGTGACGCTGACGTCGGTATTCAAAGGCGTCAATGCCAACGAAATCACGGTAGGCCTGAATTACTACGGCTCGCGCGGCGGCGAGCAAACGCCGGTCGGACTTATGATCACGCTGCCGGCCACCGGATTGCTGACGGGAGGCACCGGCACGCCGGACTTCACCAACGCGATCCTCAATCTCGGCGAGGAGCCTTTCGAGTACGTGGCAATGCCGTACACCGACAGCAACTCGCTGTTCGATTGGGACCAGGAATACGGTTTCACCGACCAGGGGCGTTGGGGTTGGCAGCGCGAATTGTTCGGCCATGTGTTCTCGGCCAAGCGCGGCGACTATGCCTCGCTGTTGCTGTTCGGCGATCAGTACAATTCCGGCGTCGAATCCGTAATGGCATTCGAGGTCGCGAGCCCGTCGCCTTCTTTCGAGTGGGCCGCAGCCTACACGGCGAAAGCGCAACGCGCTTACATCAACGATCCGGCCCGGCCTCTGCAGTCGCTCACGCTCAACACTATCAAGGCGGCGCCGATCCATCAGCGGTTCGACTTCGTCGAAATCAACTCGCTCGCGTCGAACGGTCTCGCCATCCAGAAGATAGGCGGCGACAGCCAGCCTATGATCGCCCGGGAGCAAACGACCTACCAGCAAAACCAGTACGGCCAGCCCGACGACGCTTACGAGGTCGTGACCACGCTCGCCACGTTGGCGAAGCTGTTGCGGAACCAGAAGTCCGCAATCACCAACAAATTTCCGCGCTGCAAGCTCGCGGACGACGGCACGAGGTTCGGGCCCGGCCAAGCTATCGCGACGCCAGGACTCATCAAGGCCGAGCTGATATCCCAGTACGAAGAGGATATGTATAACGGCCTCGTCGAAAATCTCCCGGCATTCGCTCGGAACCTTATCGTCGAACGTGATTCGAATGACCCGAACCGGGTTAACGTGCTCTACCCGCCCGACCTCATCAATCAACTGCGCATTTTCGCCGTGCTCGCGCAGTTCCGGCTCCAATACGACCGCGGCATCGACACGCAGATCATCGGCAACGCTCCGGCGCCGTTCAACGCGGCGTCGGGACTGTAATCCATCCCCAAAACTCATAAGGAGTTACGAACATGGCCGGCCCTGCGCAAAGAATAGCGGGCGTTGCATTCCTCATGGTCGACAACACGCCGATCATGTTGCGCGGCAACTTCACCGTCAGCCCTACGCCCTACGAACGCACGATGCTCGCCGGTCAGGATATGGTCCACGGGTATCAAGAGCTGCCGCGGGTGCCGTTTATCGAGGGCGACATCTCGACCATGCCGGGGCTGCTGCTCAACGAGCTTGCCCAGCAAGCCAACATCACCGTCGTCGCGCAGCTCGCCAACGGGATGCAATACTCGCTCAACAATGCGGTTTGCAAAGGCGCGTTCGACAACAATACCAGGGACGGCCAAGTGCGCGTCCGCTGGGAAGGTGTTAGCTGTCAGGAGACGACAATATGAACGTGGTCGCCAAGGCGCAGCGCGAGGGCTTCGTTGAACCCGAAAAGAGGGAAGAAGCCATCAAGCCCGCGATGCCGCCGCCAGAAATCGCACCATCGCCCGAGGACTTGCCGCCGCTGGCGCAGGACGAATGGCCGATCGTCGTCAAGCTGCTCTACAAAGGCATCCGCAACAATGCCGGCGAGACGGTGCGCACGATATCGCTGCGCGAGCCGCGCGCCGCGGACATCAATCGGTTTGGCAATCCGGTGCGCGTCAACCAGGACGGCGACGTTGTCATCGACGAACGCAAGATGACCTATATCATCTCGGCGCTCGCCGGCATTCTGCCGCCGTTCATCGAGGACATGGACCCGCGCGACTGGAATAGCTGCGCTTATCGGCTGCGCCGTTTTTTTCTGCCCGATCCAGCGGCTTGGTAGGCGACGAGGTCGAGATCATCCTCGACTGCTACCGCCTCGCGCGCTGGTATCACGTCAGCCCGGACGTTTTCCTATCCATGCCGTTGAGCGATGTCGCGCTGCATCTGCATCGCACCGCTCAATGCGATATCGCTCAACAGCAAGCATCAGCAGGCGATGACTGGTAATGGCTGAGCAAGAAGAACTTCGCTTAACCGTCACGCTCGCCGACAACGCGTCGGCGGGCCTCGCCAAGCTCAATGATCAAATTAAGCAGATCGGCGGCACCGAGACATCCCAGCACACCGAGAAATTCAAGCGCGAGACGCAAGAGCTGACCAAGGTCGTCAAGGGCCTGGGCGGCGAAGCCGGCGAGGCATTCAAGGCCCTGGGCATGCTTCGCCTTGGCCTGTCGGGTGCCGCGCTCGGCGTTGGGATGCTCGGCGTCGCGATCGCCAAGACCATCCACGATATGGTCGAGATGGGCGAAAAGATGCGCGACCTAAATCAGAAGGCTCGCGCGATCGGCGTCGACCCGGCGGCCATGAAGAATATCTCGGAACAGTTGGGCGTCGTCGGCATCAAGAGCGACGAAGCCGAGGCGGCAATAGCGTCCGTCACGAATGCGATTGCCGGCCTGCAGCGCGAGGGCAGCAAGCTCCGCGTCGACCTCATGAGGAATGCCGGGAGCGATCCCGAATCCGTTCGCAATATGGAGCAGTACCTCGATCGCCTGACCAAGGCGAAGGGTCTCGAAGAGCAATTCAACATTATCCGCCAGGGCGGTCTCGACGTTCGGAAAAACGCCATCGCGCAAGGCGCGAGCGAGATCGAGGCGGCGAGGCGCCAGCGCGAATTCTGGGCGACGCAGGGCTACACGCCGAAGCTCGCCGAGGCGGGCGAACTCAAACCGCTTTCGGAGGACGCCCTCGCCCGTCTCCACAAAGCCGGTGAGGAGGGCGAGAAGCTTGCTACCGCATTCGGCAAGGCAATGAACAGCGCCAGCACGTTTGCGGAAATCATGCGCGACTTGACGAGCGGGCCGGTCGTTCGCGGCCTCACTACTGCATTTGAAACAATCGACAGGATCATAACGCATATCAACGAAGAGCTTGAGAAATGGGGCTGGGGAAAGGGCGGCCAGGGGCCAACGCCACCGATGCAGGGCCCGGAAAGACCGATGATAATGCCAGGGCCTATCTTTCCCGGGCCGGCGGACAAGTTCGGGCCTCCTGGCGGCAAGGGGCCGTTCGTTCCGAAGCCTATGGGATTCGAGGGCGACTTCGATTTCCGCACCATGCTCCACAAGGCGAGCTTCACGGACGACCAGAAAGAACAAGACTTATTGCGCGATAACACTGCGCAGCTCCGCGAGCTGAACTACGCGCTGCGTGACGAGGGCGTCGGCCCTGGCGGTGGCGGTGGCGGTGGGGGAGGTGGACGTTTCGGAGGGGGCAGCGGCGGTCGCTATGCCTTCGGCGGCGGTGCTGGCGGTGGCATGGGCGGCGGCGGCATGGGCGGTGGCTCTGGCGGCCTTGGCGCGGGTTCTGGCGGTGGCGGCGGCGGCGGCGGCGTTCCTGGCGGCCCTGCCGGCCCAGGTCTGCCGAGCCTACCGGCCCAGGAGGGTGACAACACCGGAACCGGACGGGGGAGCGGTGGGCGCTTCAACGTGCCGGCCGGCACCCGTCCGATCGGCAGCGCCGACAGCGAGACGATCACGCTTTCTAACGGCCAGAAGGTCACGGTCGCCAAGCGCGCGGCAGCGCAGTTTCGAGGATTTTTCAACGACATGATCGCGGCCGGCGCACCCGTGCGCGGGCTCGGCGGTGTCGGTTCGCGCGGCAATCCCTCGCAGCATCCGCCGGGCCTCGCCGTCGATTGGGCGCAGCATAGTCGGAATGTAGTCGATCGCGATGTGCAGCAGTGGATTTCTAAAAATCCCGACAAGCTGAATGAGCTTGAGCAGAAGTGGGCGATGAGCGGCGGCGAGCATTGGAAAAACCCCGACACCGGGCATTTTTCGATCGATACGCTTTTCGGCTCAAAACATCTGTCGGCGCTGCAGGACGGCAAAACGCCCGCCACGCCAAGCGCGCCGGGAAGCGCGGACAGCGGCGGCAACGAGCAGCGCAACATCCGCAATTTCATGAAGGGTCTTTCGTATCTCGAAACCAGTAATGATCCGCATCAAGCGGCACAAAGCGAAAAGGGCAATACCGGGTTCTTCCGGCAAAATGCCAATGACGCTGCCTGGGCGAAAGCTCACGGTCTCCCCGATCCTCGCTTCGGCACATACGACCAGCAAGCAGCCGCAAACTTCGCCTACATGCAAAAATATCCTGGGGCGCAGGAAGCCATCAAGCGCGGCGACTTCGCCACAGCGTCTCGCATCCTCTCGAAGAACTGGGTCGGGCTTCCCGGCGGCTCTCAGCCGCAGAGTCCGGCCCGCATGCGAGAATGGCAAAGAATATTGGCAGAGCGCGGCGCGGGCAGGCATCAAATACGCAAGGAGCGCGAAGGCAACCTATTCAATAGGGCCTCGC